ATACGGGAGCCGCGAAAGTTCGTGGGGCCAAGGTACTTCGTGCGAATAGCTTTCATGTGTCGTGTCCTCTAGCGTGAGGTTGTGGGATGTGCGGCCCGGTAGGCGCTCCAGAGTGCCCGGGCAATCAATAGCGCTTGGGCGGCATGCTCCCGCCACCCGTGGGCGTGCATGCATCGGCCCTCTTGCTCCGCCCGGCGACAGTCCGCCAGGGTAGGGGGCCCCATCCGGGGAGAACAGGCCAGGTGACGCAGCATGGCGTACGAGGTGCCCCGATACGTTCTCATGCGAAGTTCCCCCGAGTGAGCGAGACGAGTGCGGCCGCCCGGGCCTTACTGCCATGCGGCCGAATTTTGACGACATTGTTGGCGATGATCTTGCCGGCGATTGACGCGTGGCGTGTGAACGTCTCGGCATCCCGCTTGTACCGGAAAAACCGAATCGTTGCCTCACCAATGCGCAACGCCCACTTGCCGTAGCTGCCCGTGGACGGGCGAAGTTCCCACGCCTCAGGCGCCCACATCATGTTGCGTACGCTCTTGTCAGTCATTGGCTCTCGTCTCGTGTGAAAGGTGTTTGCTGACGGACAGCAATACTGCACCGTCTTGGGATTCTGTCAAGAGGAAATTTTGAGAGTCCGCACGATTCCTACTGTCAACTTTCTGTACAGTGCAGGGGATTCGCTGTGAGGACGGGGGAGGGATGTCAAATTCCCCGCGCACACTGACAGGCCCGGGCCGCGCTCAACCGTCCCCTATCGCCGGGGAGCTGGGAGCTGGGAGGTTGGCGCACCCGGCCAGCTCCCGGCGGCCACTCCCACCCGGGCACTCGGCACCCGTCGGGAGTGCATACAGGCCCCGTCTATTGCATAGGTATGCGCCGGGGATGCGAAATAACGGACGGATGGGCATGCCCGGATGGACCTAAGTCCTTCACCTGGAAGAGGATACCCCCGTTCGGCGTTAGGTTTACATTTTGTGTATTATACGCAATTGTGTTAGGCGCTCGGGCCATCGGGAGGCAAGCGCTGCAGGAACGGCCGGGCGGTTTCCGAGCCGGGCCGGGAGGCGAGCTCGAGCAGGCGCGGACCCCACCCCCTGGTGCCCCGGATGCGCGTTCTTCTGCTGAGATCTGACCCCTCACCAATTTCTCTGGGAAAATCGGCCATACGGGAGATCCCCTCCCTCGACGAGTCAGCCGAAGTCCAGGCAGGGGGGGAGGCCATACGGCATCTCCGGACGGATGAGAATGATTCTCATCTGTAGAGGGGTGGGACATAGCAGATGTGGCATGGCGGAGTGTCCGGAAATGGGGACGACCGGAGGATTCGAGAAGTTAGGTGGCCCTAAATTGTAACGATTGGATGCTCGGGGATTGACACGCATTGGCGCGCCGGGTTCGTTCTTCCTTACGAGCGAAGCGAGCGCAGTACAGGGCGTCAGAACGGCTTCTCGGTCTCGCGCTCTCGGGGTCGCGCTTCGAGAAGCCTGACGCCAGGAGATGGGAGAAGGCCTGAGCAAGGTCAACAGCGCACGAGCCTTCGACAGCCCGGATCCTGCCCAGTGGTGCCGGTGGGACGAAGTGATGTGGACAATGTGTGGAAAAGTCGGCGGCCGGTGGTTCGAGGGGACTCGAGCGCGCCGGCCGTGTTGCGTGGCGGGGGTGGGGGGCGTCCTTGGAGAAGGACCCTTACGGAGGTGGTTGATGGCCAAGCGAGTACTGACGATTCGGCGGGACATGGCGACGCACCTGAACAAGCAGATGCGGAGCGTGCGGCCACGGTGGTTGTGGCATTGGCGGGAGCAGTCGGACGGGTATCGCCGGCTGGTGGGCAAGGAGTTGGGGACGCACCTGTTGCCGTGGCCCCGGAACCGGGAGATGCTATGAGCCGGCGGCGATTGGCGGTGTCGGACGCGATGCGCTACCTGTGGGTGGCGGCGGGGTTCACGGCGCGGCCCTGGTACGCGCGGCGCCAGCGGGTGGTGTCGGCCCCGGAGGGGCTGTTCACATGAACCGGCGGCATTCGATCTGGGCCCACTGGTGGGGCACCGGCGCATCGTGACGATGGCGGTCTACGCATGAGCCATCGACGCCTGCGGTGGTATGCCAAAGCGGACTGGATCCCAAATGGCGCGCTTGGTCTGTGGTTGTGGTCGCGCTCGGCGCAGTCACGGGCCCTGTTGTGGGGCATGTTCCGATGAGCCATCAACGCGCGTGTGTCCTGTGCCGGCGTCCGTGGTTCTATGGGTGGGCGCTATGGGGCATAACCAACCCCTGGGTGCTGGCGATGCGGGCGTCCCGGGTGGAAACCGGACGGCACGCATGAGGGATCAACGATGGGCCCGGCCGGTGCGGGTGACGTGGCTGCTGCTGTTCACGGCGCCGCGGTGGTGGCAGTCGTCAAGGGCGATGTCCGTGAAGCTGGGGCGCTTCGCATGAGGCGCCGCGCGATCCAGCGGCGGGTGATGTACGCGCGGTTCATGTGGAACCTCCCCGGCTACCGGGAGGTCCTCTGGGCCGACGTGCCCGACTGGGCCGTCTGGGAACAGCGAGGCTACGCATGAGACGCCAACGGTTCGGGCGCTTCACGCTCTGGGGCCGATGGGAGCCGGAAGACTGGGCCGACACGCGCCCCATCTGGGACTGCAACGAGATCCGAGCGCTTGCCATGAATCCGCGCTTCGCATGAGACGGCCCTTCACCCACCGACGCCGTCTGCCGGCCAGGCCCCTGCCCCCCTGCTGGTTCGAGGCCGCATGGAGTCTCCCGACGCGCGGCGTCACCCTGTCGACGGCGCTCGCGGACCTTGTCGAACTTGGGTACGCATGAGACCCCACCGACGCCGCTTCCTCCGGCATTCACCGCATCCGCGCGTGCAATTCTATGCCACGCCTGATTTTCAGTGGTCGGACACCCGCGCGCACAGCTACTGGTGGCGCACCCACAGTGATCTCCTCCTCGTCCACCTCGCATGACGCGCCGCCACCGCCGCCCCAAGCTCATGGACTTCGCCCGGCAACCCTTCTGGTACTACGCCACCGCATGGGAATACTTCCGGCACGTCGAATGGAATCAACTGATGATCGGCCAGTACCAATGAGGCACCAGCGCCTGTCACTCCCCTGGATCACCTTCGCCCCGCCATGGGGCGCCGGGATCCACGACGTGACCACCAGCGCCAGCACGAGCTGGTGGTTTCCCCTCCTCCGCTCGAGTCACCCATGACACACCGCCACCAGCGGTTCACGACCATGTTGCGGCCGTGGCACCTCTTCATTCCGGTGTGCCTGAAGGGCCGCCCGTGGGGCTGGAGTGGCGACCGGGCGATCACCAGGGAGACCTACGCATGAGACGGCATTTGCTCGTCCGGTATTCGGTGTACACGGCCGGCTCCGACTTCATCGCGTACGAGATCTCCCGCAACCGCCCATGGCAAGCCGCCACCGACCAGGCCATCCGCCACCTCACCTACGCATGAAACACTTCCCTCTCCGGAGCGCGCTCTATCACACCCAGTGGACCTGGATGCCGCGAGGCCCACGCCGGCACGTCGTGTCGCAGTGGGTGCTCAGGCCGGCCAGCGCCGATCGTCTCCTGCCCTATGTCTGAGACCCCCCTCGAGCCGTGGAGCCAACCGCGCACGCGCTACCCGCGCACGCATCGGCGGCGCTTTGTCCGGTGGATCGACCTGATGGCCGGGGTCTCCGCCGGGCAGGACTGGGCCATCCGCTGCACCGCCCAGATGTCCCGCTGCCTCATCACCGCCGATGCCGCCGTCCGGCGACGCTTCGCATGAAACGCGCGAGCCCTCTATCCTCCAGCGCCCCGTTCACCCTCTGGATGGACTGGCGGTCCATCCGCCGCAGCGTGATCCGGACCCGATGTCACCTGGCGTTGCTGCGTCTCGAGCGCGGAACCTTCGCATGAGACGCGACCTCGCCCGGGTGGTCGGCACCACCTACCAGCACTGGCCGGCGTGGGTGTTCGCCCCACTGCAGATCACCGGCCAGCGGCGGGACGGTCTCCTCTGGCAAGCCACCAACGACCTCCTCAGATCCCACCATGCGTAGCCATCGTCGGATCTGCCACACCATCCGGTCGGCCATGTTCGTGTTTGTGTGGTACCATCGCCTCGCGAACCTCTCCCGCCCGCGCTTCCAGTTCTGGACGCGGCCCTACGAACTCACCCGGCACCGCCATGCGTAAACCCCGCGTCACCCATCGTCGGAAGATCCGCGACACACAACAGCCGGTGGCGATGTTCATCTGGCGCAACCTCGAGCCGTACTCCACGTACATGGTGCGCCGCTTCCATGTCGCCGCGTGGAACATCCGTTTCTGGGATCGTGCCTGACCATCACCGCTTCCGCGCGTGGCATATCCTCGAGCGCGCACCGACCCTCTTCTGCATGCCGCCAGAGTGGCCCGAGCCATGGAGCCGTCCGTGGTGGGAAGGCTCGATCACCTGCGGCGCCATCCACTCCATCACCCATGCCTGACCATCGCCACCGCTCGTTCAAGTCGACCGCCGAGACGATCCGGGAGTCCGCGGTCTGGCGCTTCGTGTACCACCAGCTGTCCATCTGGGACCGCCCGATCTGGCGACTGTCGTATTCCCTGGTCGCCTCTTTCGACCATGCGTAACGCCTTCAGTCCGTTCTTCCTGTGGGGGCGCTGGCGCCATCGCGCCGGGACCCTCCGTGTCGCGGTGGGCCTGAAACGGGGGCGCTATGCGTAGAGCCCACCTGAAGACCAGCCGGGGGGCGATTTATCTCTACCTGCGGTGGTGTCCGGATTATCGGCTTTCGCAGGTGGCCCGAAGTCATCGCCTTGGCGACGCCATCCAGTGGCACCGCCGGCATGCGTAGACTCTCCCTCTCCATCGGCAATGCTGAGATTCCCCTCGAGAGCTGGCCGGGGTGGTGGTTCGTGTTTCACGTCGAGGACGTGGCACTCCGGCCCATCGCGCTGCGAGGGGGGATGTCCGGTGGCTATGCGTAGAGCCCTCACGATTCTCGAGGTGGGTCGGACCAAAGGTCGTCCAACCTGGGTCTTCGTCTGGCAGCATGACCGCGACTACCGGACGCCCCGTGGCGACGCTCGACCGTTCGCGCTCGTGGCGGCGCGTCGTCATGCGTAGACGCCGCGCCAACACCAACCGCTATCACCCGTCTTGGTATCCCTGGCGCGCCGCCATGTGGTACCGAGGGGACGGGGACCCTGACGTCCTCTCGCTGCGGCTTTTTCTGTGGCTGGACCTGCTCCGGCGTTCGTTCTTTGCCTGACCGTGTTACCTTCCCCACGCTGTCTCGTCTTCCCTGTAGAGCCGCTCGCAGTGGGGCGGTCGGCTCGATCCCACGTACCAACGGAGGTTCCATGCCGGACGTGATCCGCCAGGGCGATGTGGCCCTGATCCCCCGCGTGCCGCTGACGACCGAGCAGCGCGCCAAGGCGAAGCCGGTCGTGCGCGACCAGAACCGCGTCGTGCTCGCCTATGGCGAGGTGACCGGGCACGCGCACGCCATCCACGATGTCGCCGTGGAGCAGGTCGAACTCACCGACGGCGAGCGCGTCATCGTCGTCGACCAGCTCTCCGCGCTGGTGCATGAAGAGCACAACACGCTGGACATCCCGGCCGGGACCTACTCGGTGATCCGCCAGCGCGAGTACACCCCGGAAGGCCTGCGCGACGTGCAGGACTGACGGACCCCACCCCCGGCCGGGACCGGTTCCCGACCGGGGGTGTTCGCTCGCTCCCCTTTTTCTGATCCCCGCCAATCTCTCCCATGCGACCACTCGCAGAACTGCTGACCCCCGAGGAGCTCAAGGCCGCCGACGACGCGTGGCGTGCCAGCTTCCTCGACACCACCCCGATCACGTTTGACGAGGCGACGTATCGCCCGTGGGTGGACGCGTTCTACCAGGGGCTGGGCCGCTCGGCCCCGCGCCACATCCGCTACTTTCGCTCCCTGATGGGGTGTTGCCTTGCGCTCGACGCCGAGCAGGTCGCCCTCGAGGCAGAGACCGCGAAGCGCTGCGCCGCGCAGGGCATCGCGGTCCTGTCGTCGCCGGCCGCCAACGCCATCGCGACGGCCGTTGATAAGGAGTACCGGGACCCCCTGCTGTTCCTGCCGTCCGACGAGGCGATCGGCCCCGCCGTGACGGAGTGGATGCAGCCCGGCTTCGTCCACCCGCGGCGCGCGAACGTCATCGCGTTCCTGCACGACATGGTGTTCACGAATGCCGATGCCGCCTTCGGCGTGTACTACGACGTCCTCGAGGCCAAGGGGCTCGCCGCCGAGATCCCGTCGGCCGCGCAGCAGATGCGCGCGCTGGCCAAGGCGGTCGGCTACCTGTTCCTGTTCGACGATCTCTGCCTCATCATCGACCGCCCGGCGTTCCTGGCGCTCGACGAGCAGGACGCCTACCACGCGCACGACGGCCCGGCCATCACCTTCCGGGACGGCTACACCCGCGCGTTCTCGCACGGCATGGAGATCCCGCGCGAGGCGGTGACGCCCGGCGTCCGCGAGACGTGGCTGACGGCCGCGCGCATCCGCGACGAGGAGAACGCCGAGCAGCGCCGCGTCTTCCTCGAGTTGTACGGGACGCAGCGCTTCATCAAGGATCTCGGCATCAAACCGATCGACGCGTCCGACTACGGGACGCTGTACAAGGTGCCGTTCACGGTCGGGCCGGAGGACGAGCCGCTGACGCTGCTGCACGTCATCAACTCGACCGAGGAGTACGAGCAGTACGAGATCGTCGATCGCGCGCACTGGCTGGACCGCGACGGCAACCGGCACGACAGCCTGCCGGGCTGGATCGCCCCGGACGGCCTGCCCGACGGGTGGCGCTACGTCGCGCAGAAGAAGCGCGGGATCGGGGAGCCGCACCGGAAGGAGTACTGGCTCCGCGTGCCCCCGACCATGGAGCGCGCGCGGCAGGCGGTTGCGTGGACGTTCAACCTGGAGGAAGAGCAGTACCAGCCGGTGCAGGAGTCCTGATGGCGCGCTCCATCAACAAGCTGTTCCTGTTCGGCAACCTCGGCCGGGATCCCGACGTGCGGGCACTCCCGTCCGGGGGGAGCGTGACCACCTTCTCGGTGGCCACCTCGAGCAGCGGCGGCAAGGGGAAGGAGGAGGTGACGCAGTGGCACACGTGCGTCGCCTGGTCGACCGAACGTTCGAAGCTGGGCGACCTGGCGGCCCAGTTGCTGCAGAAGGGCACCGGCGTCATCGTCGAGGGCGAGCTGCGCTACCGGAAGTGGACCGACAAGGAAGGCAAGGAGCGCACGTCGGCGGAGGTCCACGTCCGGGAGTTCACGGTCGCGGGGAATGGTCGGCCGGCCGCGGGGGGCGAGGGGGCCAGCGCGCCCGCCTCGGCGCCCAAGGCCGCGGCATCCGCCCAGTCGGCGTTCAAGCAGCAGGACGCGTTCGAAGACTTCCCGCCGGCGCTCGGCGCGGACGAGGACGACCTGCCGTTCTAGGATGACCCGGCCGCTACCCAAGGATCCAGCGCCGCTGCACGGCCCGGCGCGTCGGAGGACCTCCGCCAACAAGGGGCCCCTCCGACGCGACGGGTGGTTGTATCTCGGGGCGACCGACCTCGAGGCGCTTTGCCTCGGGATGGGACTCGCCGCGTGGGACATGAGCGAGGCGCGCGACATCAAGCGGGCGATGGATCGCCTGGCGCCCGGGGCGGATTACTGGCAGGTGCCCCGCGTCTCGCACATCCCGTGGGTGTACGAGACCATCACGCCCATGGCCCGGCTGGCGCTCCACCTCTACGCCACCGGGTTGTTCTCGATGCAGGAGGCGGTGCATCATACGCATCCAGGGGAGACCAGGCTCGCGCTGCAGAAGATCGCCCGTGTCCTGCTCCGGAAGGTCCGGGAACAACACCCCGCGGCGTTGCGGGCCATGGAGGAGGGGTTCGCCCAGATGAAGACACCACTCGACCAGCTCGCGGACTCCAAGCTCGAGGCGGCGCATGAGTCGCTCGCGTTCCTGCGATCGACGCTGCACAAGGAGGAGGTGCCGATCGCGGAACGCATCGCCATCGCCAAGGACTTCCTCGACCGGCTCCCCGAGACGAGCAAGGTGTCGCGGAACGAGGTGAAGACGCAGGCGGTCGGGGGCGTGCAGCTGCCGGCGGAGGCCGCCGCCCGGCTCGCCGCCGCGGCGGAACGCGCCACCCGGATGCTGCTCCGGACGCCGGAGGAGATCACCCTCGCGTCGCGCGGGACCGACCCGTTGCTGCTGCCGGAAGCCGAGCACGCGCTGCTGGCCCCGGGCACCCCTGCCGTCGAGGGGCCCGATGAGGCGTAGAATCCTGCTCGAGACAAACGCCTCGGAAGGCCGCGGGACGATGCTGGCGATCTGGGTCTATGAGACGGACCGACGATCAGACCGCCTGATGGAGAAGATCCTCTACTGGATCCGCCTCGCGTTCATGCCGACCCATGCGTAGGCGACCGCTGTTCCCCACCATGGAGGGATGGTCTGGTGCCACCACCTCGCACCAAAGCCGGAAGCCCGTGGTAGCGTCGTGGGTGCATGTGCTCCGCGTGGCGCTGTGGCGCCAATCCACCTACGAGTACTGGCTCGGCGCGCGGAGTGAGTTCGATGCGTAGGCGAAATACGACGTGGCGCGCTCGACTTGAGGAAACGGTGGGCATCCCGCATGGGCGATGGGACATCTACGACAGCTGGCAACGACTCGCCATCGCGTGGCTCCATGCGTAGGCATCGCTTCCCGCGGTGGCGGGCGATGGGGCGCGGGTGGGTGCCCCTGCGCGAACACACCCACTTCGCGTGGTGTTTTATCCAGCGCTACCGTCTGCTCCAGAGGCCCCGATGAAGCGCCCCGCCCCCGAGACTTACTGCTACACCCTGGCGAATGGGGCATGGTTCGACGAGATGTACCAGTACCTCCCCTTCCCGGAACGGCTGCGCCGATGGAGTGCGTCCTTCCAGCTAATCGACCGGACCCAGTACGCGTGAGGCCGCGATGACCCGCGAGCAAGCCATGGCGATGTCGGTCGGGCAGAAGGTGATGTCCAAGCACTCGGACCCGCCGTATCGCCCGTACCGCCTGACCAAACTGTTCCAGCCCGAGACGGGCACCCCGATGTGCCAGATCGCCGCGCTCAAGGCGGGCGAGTGGGTGCATCTCATGGCGTTCGACCCCGTGCCCAAGGGCAAGGTATGGAGCCAGCTGCGGAGCCGGTGGGAAGACCCGCCAGAGGACGCATGAGACGGCAGTGCATGTGGCACCTCGACCTGCTCGAGGGCTTCACCATCCCCTGCTCTAGTGGCCTCCGTGGCTCCTGGTATTGGCGGAATGCCGATCGAGGGGTCGTGTCTGTGGGGTACGCATGAGCCTCCGCTACTTCGAGTGCTTCGCCGGCGCAGGGGGCCTCTCGCTCGGGCTGGACCGGGCGGGACTCACGGGGGTTGGCCACGCCGAGGTGGCACCGCATGCGCGCGCGGTGCTGCGCGAGCGCTTCCCCGGAGTGCCCCTCTGGGGGGATGTGACGGCGCTCGACGGCACCGCCTGGCGCGGGCAGGTCGATCTCCTGAGCGGGGGCTCGCCTTGTCAGGACCTGTCGGTCGCGGGCAAGCGCGCGGGCTTGATGGCCGGCGCGCGCAGCTCGCTCTTCTTCCACCAGGTGCGCCTCTGGCACGCGTGCGAGGCGCCCTACTTTCTCTGGGAAAACGTCCATGGCGCCCTCAGCTCCCACCACGGGGAAGACTTCGCGCGGGTCCTCAGTGCCTGCGTCGGCGCAGATGTCCCTGTTCCCGGCAAGCGACGGGGCCGCCGCGCCGGATGGAGCAGTGCAGGTCGCATTGTGGGACCTGCCGGTGTGGCCGCGTGGCGCGTGTTCGACCTGCAGCACTTCGGCCCCCCCCAGCGCCGGCGTCGGGTCTTTGTTGTCGCTGTCCGACATCCTCGAGCCAGCCACGTCGATCCCGCCGAAGTACTGGCTCTCCGCGAAGGCGTGTGCGGGCATCCTGCACCGCGCGACCACGCGCGCGAAAACACTGCCCCAGGCGCTCGAGAAAGCTTTGCGATCAACAGCGACCGGAGGGCCGCCGTCACCCATGAAGTGAGTTCCCTGTTGCGCGCTGGGCATCGCGCGCAGATGTCCGTGCTGGCCTTCCACCAGACGCAGGACATCGCGTTCGGGGAGATCTCGTCCTCCCTCGGGAGGACGAGTGCCGGGATGGGGGTGGTCGGCGTCGATCTGGCGCCGACACTCGGAGAGCGGGATTACAAAGGCCCGGGCAACTTCCACGACGGGTCTCTCCAGGCGACCGTCTTCCCCGAGGGGCGGCCGCGCCGCCTGATGCCGGTCGAGTGTGAGCGGCTCATGGGGTGGGATGATGGCCACACGGCGCACGGGATTTCGGAGAACGGCAGACGCTACGCTCTGAAAGACGGCCCCCGGTACCAACTCTGCGGGAACGGCGTCGGGGCGCCTGTCGCCCACTGGATCGGCGCGCGCCTGCAGGCCGCGCACGACGCCGCCAGCTGACCCGACGATTGGCGCGCCTCTAGGTCACATCTAGATTCCGTGGGCAGCGATGCCTACGGACCTGCCGGGCCAGTCCCCTCTCCTGACGACCCTGCCGCACGCGCAGGTCGACCAGTTGCGCGAGCTCTGCTCACGCGACCTGTTGTTCTTCGCGGAAGTCTGCATGGGGTACGAGGACCTGGTGGAGCGCTTCCACCGGCCCGTCTGCGACTTCCTCGAGCACAACCCGTCGCGCTTCAAGCTGGTCATGCTGGCGCGCTCGACGCTGAAGACGTCGCTCTGCACGATCGCGCGCACGGCCAAGAACGCGCTGGTGCATCCCAACCGCCGCTACCTCATGCTCAACGAGGTGGAGGGCCGCGCGCAGGAATGGCTGCTCACCATCCGCACGGTCTACGAGGAGAACGCGATCCTCCGGACCCTGTACTCGGACGTCATCCCGAAGCAGGCGAAGGACGCGACGCACTGGTCGAGCGAGAAGCTCACCCTGAATCGCACGGTCAACGTCGCCACGCCAACGATCCGCGCCGCGGGGATGACCACGTCGCTCACGGGCGACCACTACACCGACATCACGGTCGACGACCCGATCTCGGAGAAAGCCCGCGAGGAACCCTCCACGATGGAGAAGGCCATCTCGCGTATCTCCAAGATGACGTCCTTCTTCGTCGAGCCGTCGATCGATCGCTACACCCTGGTCGGCACCCCGTGGGCCAAGCATGACGTCATCGCGTCCTTCCGCCGTAACTACGGCAGGAAGCTCGCCACGTACTTCATGCCGGCGGTCCTGAACGACGAGCTCACCCTCCCGGAGCGCCTGACCTGGGAGGTGCTGCAGCAGGCCCAGATCGATCTCGGGGACCTGCAGTACAGCGCGCAGTACCTGCTCGTCCCGCGCGACAGTGCCACCTCGGACTTCCTCCCGACGGATCTCCGCGAGTGGGTGTGGGCCGACCCGAGCGAGACGGTGGTGGCGCTCCTCAACGCCGACCGCCAGATCATCCGCGAGTGCCGGCTCGAGATGCTCGACCTGACGATGACGGTCGACTTGGCCATCGCGGAGCACGACCAGGCCGACCGGAGCGCCATCACGGTGTGCGGCACCACGGACGACGGGGTGGTCATCGTCCTCGACACCTGGGCGGAGCGCACCAGCCCGGGCGGGCTCATCGACGCGATCTTCCAGAAGTATGTGCAGTGGGGCCCGCGGGTCATCGGGATCGAATCGGTCGGGTATCAGAAATCCCTCAAGTACTTCCTGCGCGCGGAGAGTGAGCAGCGCGGGTTGTACCTGCCGGTGCGCGACCTGCCGGCGCTGGGGAAGAAGATGGTCCGCATCCGCGGCATGCAGCCGATCGCCGCGAGCGGGCGCCTGTACCTGCACGCGCGCCAGCAGCGCCTGCGGCAGGAGTTGCTCGACTTCCCGGACCCGTCCTCGCACGACGACCTCGCGGACGCGCTGGCCATGCACCTCGCCCTGTTCCAGGGGGTGCTCGCGCAGGCCAACGTGCAGCGGGACGCCATGACGACCGCCGAGATCCTGCGGAAGATCCGCGGCTACGGGACGATCACGCAGGACGAGGCGGACGATCTGGATGACGATCGGGACTGGGATGTCCCGCTGATGAGCGCCTTGGCGCCGAGGACTGCCGCATGACCATGCCCCCGATGGACCCCATGCAGGATCCGATGGGGATGCCGCCGATGCTGCCGCCGCCGCCCGAGGCGCTGGACGCCAGCTTCGTCGAGATGCCGATCGACGGCGATCCGATCCTGCCGACGCCGCCGGCGGACCTGCAGCCCCCGATGCCCCGGCCGGAGGAACCGTACCCCGAGCCGGTGATCAAGCTGTCGCCCGCCCGGAAGGACCGCCTCAAGCGCTGGCTCATGGATCAGGTGCAGGCGCTCCTGTCCAAGCACGCGGACCAGGAGAAGCTCTACGCCGCGATCGAGACCGCCTACCGGGCGCAGCCGATCGTGGACGACGGGTTCCCGTTCAAGGGGCGCGCAACCGAGACGATCCCGGTCATCGCCGCGGCGATCGATCCGATCCATGCGCGGCTCAACACGGGCATCAACAAGCAGGACCCGGTCCTCCGGGTGCGCCCGATCACGCCCAAGATGATGGCGTACTCGGACGCGCTCGAGGAATGGGTCAACTATCGCCGCCGGCACATCCTCGACCTGCCGCGCCACACGGGCCCGGCCTATCTCGAGCTGTGCAAGCTCGGGACGACCATCTTCAAGACGGTCTTCGACCACGTCGAGACGACCACCACCGGCTACGAACAGCCCGGCTGGAAGGTGGTCCGCAAGACGGCGGTGCGCTACCACGGCGCGCGCGTGCTCCCCCTGTCGCCCGCCGATGTGTTCTGGGGGGTCGGGTATCTGCGGCAGGAGGATCTCCCGATCATCGTGGAGCGCCAGCGCTTCACCCCGGACCAGCTGGTGGTCGCGGCGGACGGCGACTACCCGAAGCTCGACCCCGAGGCGGTCAAGGTGCTGGTCGACCGGGCGACGATCAACCAGCGCACGACGGTGGAGACGGCCCGCGATGCGGCCGCCATGGACAGTCCCCACATCCATGAGGAGGTGATCACGCTCTACGAGGTCTGGTTCGAGTACGACCTGCAGTGGGATCCCTCCGACCCCGAGAGCAAGCGGTCGGCCCCCGAGAAGCTGGTCGCCACGATCGACCTCGACACTGGAGAACTCGCCCAGCTCCGGTACAACTGGTATTTCCACCAGCAGCACCCGTACACGATCATCCCGTACACCCTGACGAACGGCTCGCTCCGCGGGCTGGGGATCGGGGAGATGTCGATCCCGGTGCAGGAAGGGATCACGCGCTGGTACCGCATGTCCTCGGACAACGCGTACCTCGCGAACATTCGCATGTGGGCGGCGCCCAAGGGGGCGATCCGCGAGCAGCGGCTGCAGGCGTTTGCCGGCCGGGTGATCCCGCTCAACGATCCGGTCAAGGATCTGCGCGAGATCCGGATGGCCGACACGTACCCGTCGACCATGACGGAGCGCGGCTACCTGGACCAGATCAACCAGCGCCGCACGGGGTCGAACGACTACATGGGGGGCAACGAGTCCCCGGTGGTCGGTTCGCGCGCGACCGCCACGTCCACGCTCGCGCTGATCCAGGAGGGGTCGCGCCGGGTGGAAGAGGTGATGGAGAACGTGCGCCGCGGCGAGACGGACATCGCCCTCAAGTGCCTCGCGCTGGACATCCAGTACGGACCGGGCGACGTGTTCCAGCGCGTGTTCGGGGAGGAGGAGACGGGGCGCCTGCTCGAGCAGTTCTTCGCGGAGACGACGGTCGACGAGTTGCAGCAGGGGATCGCCATCGAGTTGGCCGCGACCGACTCCGGGGGCTCACGCGCGGCGCGCCAGCAGACGTTCATGGCGATCGCGCAGCAGGTGGAGGCGTACACCAACCGCGTCGTGGAGATGGGGCAGGCGGCCTTCCAGGCGGCCGAGGCGGGGCAGCTCGAGACGGCCACGCTCTTCGCGGATGCGCTCATCGCGCATCGCCGCGCCCTCCGGGAAGTGTTCAAGGCGAACGACATCCCGGACGCGGATCAATTCTTACCGGATATCACCGATGACTTGGCCGCAGTCGCCGAGCGCGCTGCTGCCGGAGCGGCGGCCGCTCAGTCCGCTGGAGTTGCAGGAGGTGGCGGACAGCCTCCCGCTGGCATGGGAGGACCACCCGGGGCTCCGGGTGCTGTGGCACCGCCTGCAGATGGAATGGGCGGCGACCTTGCGCCAGACACTGGCGTCCCCGGAGTCGACCGAACGCTTGAGCAATTTGCTCGGGCGACTGGCGGCCCTTGAGTGGGTGTTGCAGCTGCCGAAGGAGTTGCTGGACGAGGCGCGGGAGCTCGAGACGGAATCTCCCGAACAATTCACCGGAGTGTCACCCGAGGAGCGTGCAGGATGAGTTATACCTTGGATGCCACCATCGCGACGCATGAGATCCACCCCCTGGGGGATCGCGTGCTGGTGCTGGTGGAGGCCGAGCAGGAAGTGCGGGTCGGGTCGCTGATCGTGCCCGAGACCGCCAAGGACAAGAAGTACTGGGGCACGGTGATGGCCGTGGGCCCGGATGTGCAGGTGCGCGATGGCGCGCTGATCGCCGGCGACGAGCCGTGGATCCTCCGCAAGGGGGATAAGGTGCTGTACGCCCGCTACGGCGGGCACGACATCCAGCTGCAAGACGGGCGGCAATACCTGCTGCTCCGCGAAGACGACGTCCTGGCGAAGCTGGGGGAGGTGCTCTGATGGCGGGGAATGATGACTTCGAGGGCGAACGCGACCTCCAGGACCCCGCGAATTGGGGCAACATGGTCGAGCAGTCCCTGGCCAACGTGGACCTGCCGACGCCGCCGGATGAGACGGACGAGGGCCCACCGGCCGCGCCCGCAGTCCCGGCCGCCGGCGCGGATGCCGCGCTGACGACCCAGCTGGCCGAGGAGCAGGCCCGCCGCATCCAGCTGCAACTGCAGCTCGAGCAGCTGCGGAACGCCCCCGCCCCGCCGCCCGCCCCGACCGGCCCGGCGCCGATGACGGAGCAGGAACTCCGTCAGCTGCACGACGAGGACCCGGTGCGGGCGAGTGCGGTGCTGGCCAGCCGCATCGTGGACGCGCGCGCGCAGAACCTCGACGCGCGGATGTCGACGATGATTGCCGCCTCGACAGCGATCGTGGAGTCGCAGGTGCAGGCGCGCTTCGCGGAGGA